GCGCATTAATTTGTCCTTGTAGTTATCGTCGACCATGATGGAGTTCATGTCGACCATATTTGGATCTTGGTATATCCTGAGGATAAACTCTTTAGCATGAAGGAGTCCAATGTCCATGTAAATGGCTCCTATCAAAGCTTCAAAAACATCTTCAAGGATTTTGGGGTTATTGTTCCATCCATTTCTGACACCCTTTTCATCCATGATGACGTACTTTTCGAGTCCCAGTTTCTTGGCAATCCCTGCGAGGGTTTCGCCGCGTACGAGTTTGGTACGCGCCTTCGTGAGGAAACCTTCTTGACGACTTTCATATCTATCAAACAAAAACTTAGTGATGACAAACCCGAGGACGGAGTCACCAATAAATTCAAGGGTCTCGAATGATTCTGTAAATTGTTCATACTCCTTGAGAGCAGATTTATGTGTAAAAGCTCTTTGATACAAATCAAGATTTTTGATTTTTGTATCAACAAGTTGTTCGGCAACTTCTTTGGTAAGGAAAGTCACCATGTTTTATTATGTTTTTGTGTTATTTTTTTAAGCCTCCTTCTTGATGTAATGCGGACTGAGATACTTCTGCAAATTAAGGTAAGTCACCTGAACGTCGGCGGGGGGTGCGAGGAGGTCGCGAAGGGTGTCGTCGAGGATAATTTGACGACCGTTGTCGGGGTGCTTGAGACCCTTGTCGGTGATGTACTTGTTGATAGACTTCGTCACCTCAGAACGAGATACGAGTTCACCCTCTGGAAGCTCAAGAAACGCGCGCAACTTAGGCGTCACATCCTGCTTTCGGTTGAAGCCGTTATTGGCAGCACGCGCGCGGGCCTTCTCACCATCGGGGTCATCCTGGGTACTCTTAATCTTACGGATAAGCTTGGCGAGGTTCTTCACGTCGGTGCGGAGGGCAGCAAGCTCGGTTTGAATAGTTTCAATAGACATTATATCTTTCTTACTCGTTTAATCTTTAAGTCTCGGAAGAAGTATATCGTCGCTATGGTGACAATTAACCACAATAAAAACATAAAGACTCGCTTATCCACTGTGAAATGATCTGGTCGATCTATGTAACGGAACGGTTGTCTAGATCCATCATCAGGGCATCCACCCGCACAGCAGTCTGCTGGGCATGGTAAAATTCTAGGTCCCTTTCTCACAGCGCAAAATTGTTCCTTACTTCCTTTGTATGCGTAACATCTACAGTTTTCTATCACGTTGCAAACCATATTATTATATCACGATATAATAATGGATGACAATATTTATTCGAAAGTGGTCATAGATAAATTCATTGACGAAAATCTATTTTTCAAGGATGCCAAATTGAAGAAGTACTACGATCGAAACTTACAGAGAGATCTCGGTAAATTTCGTAGTCGAGTGCGCACTACACATTCAGGTAAAGATTTCGAAAAGATCATGTATGTTTTTGTCACTGACTCCTTACGTGATATCATACTTGACACAATCGGAGAACTCACACAGTTTTTGAATAATTCAGGTGATCTTATCGTGAGTGGTGGTGAGGCGTTTAATTTGTACACAGATTTCAAAGATAGGATCATCACCAGTGACATCGATGCAAAATTTGTACCGCGTATCCCGATGAATGAGCAGTTTTTTGGTAAATTACAAGCTATAAAACTCACGCTCTGGAACAAACTCGGGGAACTCGCGAAGCGTTTGAACATGCGAGTCAAGAAGAGAATAATGATGATGCAAAAGAAACATCCCAAATTATTCAAATTTTTAGGAATTGGTTTCAAACAGAGTGGACCATATGTCACACGAAGATACACATTAATCAAGAAGAAGAAGTTGTCAAATACCAATAAACCCAGTAAGAGTGATGTCTTCATTGATGTCGAATTGTTCGCCCTCGATCTCAACATTCGTTTCTTATCAGCGAAAACTGGAAAAATTGAAGACTTCAATATGGGTGGTATTCTCGACATTCCCTTCATGCGACCCCAAGAGTTTGGGTATGAAGTAGCACTCACTAAGCGTCGTGGGATGACATATCGTGACGTAATATCTGGAAAATTGATTAACAATAAGAAAATTATCATCGCTAGTAAAGAGTTCCTCATCGAAGACATTTACTTGATGCATAAACTTCGTCTTCGACCAGAGAAGAAGGAGAAAGATCGACAGAGACTCGTCAGGTTGGCACAGTTGTTTGATAAACGTATCAAGGCTTCAAACTCCATGGATGACGTTTTCAAGCGAATCACACCCAAAATTGTTACAAAGTCCAAGGCATCGAGAAAGCCAACGAAGGTTTCGATTAACGCAGCGACAAAGATCAATCCATATAAATACAAAAACTTCACGACCGAACCTTCGAATGAACGTCTTTCTAAACAGATTGTATACGGTCTTAAACCTGTCGTCAAAAATACAAGCGTGGAAGGGTATACTAAATCATCAGGAAATAAACGATTCAACACGAAAAATCTCAAGTGGAAAAACGTCAATAATAACGCATATGTGAAAAATGAATTTCAACTTCGTCCAGAAAACGCACTTCCACTCCCTAAGAATATGAACATTAGTAAAACTCTGTACGGTTATAAACCCAGGAGAAATCAATGGGCGCCAAAGACATTATTCAATAAGGCTGCCGCTATACCATTTGTCGGGTTAAAGAAATGAAACCATGTGTATACATAAAATGATCTACAACGTCCCAGCCAAAGGTGATGATGGTCTCTATTTTGTGAAGGCTCTCAATGATTCCAAGCGTAAATGCCTCGTTCAGTTGAACGGAGTTAGGATTTTGAACTCTTCAGGTGATATTGCTATAAATCTTGAGTCTGAGGTCAACATTGCCAAGATTCAAGCGATTGATACTGAGAACCTCAGTGCTGCTGTTGAGAATGCTGAGACCTGGTTTGGTAAGAAGCTCAGTGAAAAGGTTGTTGAAGGCGCATACACTTCCAGTATTGCAGACGGTCAACTTACAGGGGAACGCATTGAGGTTATGAAGGTTTTCAATGTTGAACAGGAGGAGGAGGATTTTGATAATGTTCATCCCGAGAAGTCTTGTGATGTCATTGTCGAATTTGCGGGACTATGGTTTGCCAAGAAATCTTTCGGATCTTCATGGAATGTTGTCCAGGTCAGGGTTCACCCAGACCCAATTCTTGACACTTACCCAGACGGATTTGCTTTCGTCGACGAGGATGACCAATAAAAAAAATTGTTATACATATATAAAAGATGATGAAGGGTCGTAACCAGAACATTATGATGTTGGTCGCCGTAGCTGCACTAATCTTCCTCCTTTTTTCCATGAACAATAAGTCTGGCTATGCCATTGTCGAGCGCGCGTATGCCCCCTTCGGTATGGCGCCAGCCGCTGGTCCTGCCCCAGGCCCCGCGGCTAAGGCGGCGGCCGGTGCGTGTGGTGGTATGAACAAGGGCACCGGTCTCGCCTCGTCCCTCCTTCCCCGTGAGGTTGCGTCGGCCGAGGACTTTGGTCAGTTCGCCCCAGAGGACATCCTCGCGGGTCAGAACTTCCTTGAGCCCCGTAAGCAGATCGGCTTCCCCGAGACTGTCGGTGGTGCCCTCCGTAACGCCAATCAACAGATTCGCAAGGATCCCCCCAACCCAAAGGACCCCTTTGTGTGGAACAACTCCACTATTGTCCCTGATCTCATGCAGCGTGGTTTGTGCGCTTAAAGATTTGAAGGTAAAAGTATATAATTAAACATGACAACTGTTGCACCTGATCTCTCCGAGAATGTATCTAAACTGGTAGAGCTCACGAAACAATTAGCAGAGGCGAAATCTGATATTAAGGTCCTCAATCAGGAAGAGAAGCGCCTTAAGGAGGTGGTGAAGAAGCACATGGTCGGTCAAGGCATCGATACAATTAACCTCAGGAAGGGTAAGATTAGTATCCGTAAAACTGTCAGGAAAGGTGGAATGAACAAGGATGCCATCAAAGATGGTCTTATGACATTCTTCGGTGGTGATGAGACTAAAGTTGAAGGAGCCCTAAATGCTATTAAAGATGGTCTTAAGACGAAAGAGTCCACCTCTCTCTCCCTAACTGGTATAAAGGATAAACCCGAGAAGGAAGATAAGTAACTAAACATGGTTTGGAGCCAAT